CTGATCTCCGATACGGGCGGTTCAAGCGGCGCGTGCCCGTCGAGCGGCCTAGGGCAGACGATGACTGGCGGGCACTCCTACCCGAACCTCGCCCGTCGCGCCTGCGAGGTCGGCGCAATGGTCGGGATCGAGGCCGCCAGCGTGTCGCTGACCTACTTGCGAAACGAGGAGGCGGCGGCAGGCATCACCGATGCCTCGCGCGCGCCGAAGCCGCAGTGGGGCACGCGAGCGCCGTCGTGATTGCGGCCGTCCACAGACTCTGATACAGTGGGTGCGCTCGGACCCCTCCGGGCGTGCATGACGTTTCCTCCCTGCCTCGGCCGCGCAGCACATCGCTGCGCGGCCTCTTTTCATTCAGGGCCAGCTCCAGTCTATGGCAGGCGGCGGCGGATGCTCAGCGTGCCAGGCGGCGGCCGAGGCCAGCCAGGCCGCCACGTCCTCGGGCATCGGTGCGGTCCCCCGAGCCCAGCGCCGCACCCGCGTCTCGTCGACGCCGACGCGGCGTGCCAGCTCGCGCTGCGACCAGCCGATGGTCCGCAGCGCGTCAGCGAGGCTGGACATCGGCGTTCGCACCCGCGCCGTACTGCGCGTAGTGCTCGTCCTTGTATACGGAGACGCCGGCCGCAATCGCGGCCAACGCGCCATCGTCGAACGCATCCTCGACCTCGCGGTCGGCGAAGCGCCATTGGCGCTTCTGGTGCTCGCGCACCAGCTGCCACCAGATGTCTTCGTGCCAATCGCGGTCAGCCGCCATGCCGGCGGCCCAGGCCTCGTAATCAAGCCGTTCGATGGCTTTTGTTTCCAGACGGGCGGCCACCAGCCACCCGTCCTGGTAAGCTTCGATCAGATCCGGATCGCCCTTGTAGGCCGCCGGAATTTCGTCAGGCCATTCCTGCATGTTGTCGTCCTCCTTCCGATGGTTGATGCTCCTCGACGGCGCCGCTCATGCGGCGGCGCCGATCGCCTCCAGCTCTGGAAGCTCGTCCAGAGCCGACGTGTGCCGGCTCTGCGCCCGGACTTGCGCCCGGGTCTCATAGTAGGGGGCGTAACCCCCTGCCTGGAGCCCCGCAGGCGGCACCGTGCCGCGCAGGTAGCGCGGCAGGGTCCGCTTGGCGCCGCGCGGCACATACAGAGCCGCGCTCCGCGCCTGCTTGGCGCCGTAAAACACGGTCGCCAGCCGCGTCGCGTGGCGCAGGGCAAACCCCGCGCGCACGCGGTCGGCCGCCACCGCGTCGGCGGCGGCCCGGACGGCGGCCACGTCCGCGTGGACGTAGCCGCTGCCCTCGGTAGGCTCACCCCCGAGGGCAGCCCGGAAGGCGCTGTAGAGCGCCTTCCATTGAAGCTTCGCGGTTTGCTGCATGGTCTCCTCCTTTCCTTGCCCGGCACCATCGCCGGGCACGCTCCCTATATGCCGCAGTTTGCGGCGCGGCGCAACGCATTTTGCGGCGGCGGCGATCACGAATTGTTACAACGTGGGTCCGGCGCTGCGACAATCGGCGGCAGCTCGCCGCGTCGGATCGCTTCGCGCTCAGTCATGCCCGTGAAACAAATCGTGACGCCGCCCTCGTATTCGATCCCGGTGCCGTAGCGCGCAGGCCGGGCCGGTGTGGTGTCAGTCAGCCCAGTGACGCGCTTCACCGCAGGCCAGCGCTGGCGCAGCGCGGCGATCAGCGCGCGCAGCGATCGGCGGGACGTGTAGGCGAGCAGGAACCGCGCGCCCATGACAAACGCGCCGGGCGACGGCAAGACCAGCTCGATCTCGTAGCGCGTCCGACGGCCGCGCGCAGTCGAGCGCTCAATCATCGTTGTCGTGCCCTCCGAATCCAACATCGGTCCTCGTCGGTTTGGGGTAAGGGCAATCCGCAAGTCCAAGCCGCGCCGCCTTGCGTTCGCCTTCTCGAGTGAGCGCCTTCCAATACAGATGCTTGCCTGAGTCAAAATGCGGCTCCACGACGCATCCAAGCAGTTGTGTCAGCTTCGTTGGGCTTTGTGTTCCCCACGCAGAATTGCATGAACGGCCAGCGTGGAACCGACCCGCAATGACCACACCGTCCATGCGCGCTGATCGCGCACCGGCATATTTCCACGAAGCTGCTTGATAGATGCCACCATGGTGGCCGTGTGTCTTGTCGGCGAAGCTCACTAGCAAATTGCACGCTTTGGCCTTCGCTATCCATCGCACCGTTGCAGCAATCAACCCAGTTAGCGGCGGGCATTGCGCGTCCGGCAGTCGCACTAACCGGCTCAATTCCCAAACCGGTTCTCGCCATCGCGTAGGTGGAATCGAAAAGAAACACGCAGCAATGATTCTGCCACGATCCCCAAACAATCCGCCGCGTTCGTGCCATGTTCCTACCGCTTGCACATTCGCTGGCGGACGGCGCGAATAGTGGTGCGCTTTCACCAACTCTACCGCTTCGTCAATTTCGCCGATCCGAAAGTGTATCATTGCAACCTCTACTGCGTTACGCGCGCTACATCCGCGCGTCTGCGCGAGGCGATCAGCCATCTCTGTCGCGCCCTCCGAATCGACGGTCCGGCGGCAGTCGCGGCGGCTGGTCTGCCAGCCGCCGTTCCAGCCAAGCGACCACCTCGGCAGGCGGTCGCGCGGTGCCATCGCACCAGCGGTCCACGGCGGATCGGGTGCGGCCCGTCCGCGCCGCGAGCCACGGGCGAGAGACGCCAGCGGCTCGCAGCATCGAAGCGAAGAGGCTCATGGCGCGCCGGTCTCGGCGCGGGCGGCCTCGATGACAATCTCCATCGCGTCGGCGAGCGCCGCAGCATCCGCGTCCCACTTGGCCAGCAGCTCGCCGAGCCCCCACCCCTTAATGCACTCGGCGGCGAGGCTGGCCGGCTCCTGATCAATACTGGCGATCAGGGCGCGGCGAACGTCTTCCTCGTAGTTGTCAAGCCCGAAATGGATCCAGGCGCTCGCGATCCCCCTGAGAGCAGCCTCTCGGGTATCGTACAGCCCGTGCTGGAACTCGTAGTAGCTCATCGTTGTCTCCTCTCCCTGGCGTTGATCAGGCCGCGCGCCCTATGCGCGCGGCCCAGGCTAGCGTTAGGCTGTGCGCGCCTCCTCAAGCTTGGCGCGGACATATGCCACGCAGCCGATCGCGGCTGCCTCGACATCCCGGAGTGACCCCCTTTCGGCCAGGTCCATCAGCTCGGCGGGGGGCATAATCTTGCCATCTGCGAGGGCAGCGCAGGCGTCCCACCAAACGCGGCTGCCGTCGAAGGAACGCGCGATGCTGGCAAGGTTCCGAAGCGTGTTCATCTCGTTGTCTCCTCTCTGTCTTTTTCGTCCGCGCCATCCGCGTCCGATGCGTGTGATATAGCGCCCATCCGGGGCGAGTGCAAGCGGATTCGCGCAAAAGGCGATCACGAATTGTTTCAAACGGGCTGCCGCATCAGGCCACCCGGCGTGCAGTGGCGATCAGGTGGCGGGGGCGCTAGTCACGGGATGTCGTCCGCACGGCCGGCAGCGGCAGTTCGCGCAGGTTTTGCGCCATCGTCGCGTAACAGTGGCTGCCGATCGGGCACAGCCACTCCGGACGGGGCGTGCCTCCGCGCTCCATCGCGGCCAGCACGTCCTGGCGCGCCGCACATCGGCAATCGATCTCTGCTGCGCACGCTTCACGCATCGCCTCGGCCCCAGCGCGATAGGCCGCCTCCTCGCGCGCCGCTGCAGGCAGCGCGCGCAGGAAAGCGTTGATGATGAGTTTCGTTTCGTCTTCGCGCGCCTCGCACGGACCATGCAGATCGCCGTGCCGCGTCTCGTAGCACTCGCCATCGCAGATGCACCACGCGCGCGCAGCGGTGAGAAGCGCCGCCCGCATCCGGTCTTCATCGTCCGAATCAATCATGCCGCGCCGCCGTCGATGACACGAAAGCGCCGCAGCCGATCGTCTGCCGCCCACCGGACCGTCGGCGGGCGCCCTAGGCACGCCGCCTGCTGCTCCAACGCGGCCGCCTGCTCGGCCAAGTCTGTCAACACGTAATGCAGCGCGCGCACTTCATCAGCGGTGAACACCCGGCCGCCCTGCAGAGAGTAGCGGCCGAAATGAAACGCCAGTCGATTCAGGTCTTCGCTCAGCATCATGCTTCTCCTCAGTATGACCAGTCGCTCGGCCGATCCAGCGGTTCATAGGCGGTGTATAAGTTCATGTAGCTACCATCCTCATCGTATCGCCAGACGCACCACATCACGTCCATGGTGGGCGCGCCTAGGCCGAGAAAGTCGGGCCGCCAAAGCAACGGATGGATCGCATAGGGCCGGTGATTGAGAAACAGCCAACGTCGTCGTTGCGCGTGCCAGAAGGTCGCTTTCAGCACCAGCGCGAAGAACGTCGGCCGCTTCTTATTCAGCACCTTGTGAATGATCTTCTCCGCGATCTTGAACGGCGGATTCGTAATAATCATTGAGAACGCTGGCCCGTCGTCTGCCAGCACATCAAGCTTGCTAATGTCGGCGCGTCTCGGCTCTATGTCAGACCCGACAACCACGTTTCTGCAACATCTCTTGATCTCGTCCATCATCGCGCCGTCGCCTGCGCACGGTTCCCACACAACACCACCGTGCAGCACGTCGGCGTAACGTGTGCACAACGCCCGCGTCACATCAGGCGGCGTCGGATAGAAGTCATCCGCTTGCCGACCGTTCTTCGGGTTCCCGCCGGCAATCGCGGCACCGAGACCGATGTGCCGTCGTGTCATCTCGCCCTCACAGTCCCGCCTGCCTGATCCGCCGCAGCTCGGCTTCCTGCGAGCGCCGTTCGATCTCGGCGTCGCGCAGCATCTCATCGGCCGCTGCAGTCAGATCCAGACGCCACGCTGGCGTGTTCGCCGCCGGATCGACCACTACCGTGCAGACGTAATCGCCAGCCTGATCGGCACGATCCTCGGCAACGGCCTCGACCGCATCCTGCTCCGTGCCGTGCAGCGTGACGTCGTATTTCAGCGGCGTGCGTGGTGCACGCCAAACGTTGATCCAGAGTGTCATCGTTGCATCCTCACTCAAACAGCTTGGTCGCGCCATCGGCCGCCGTCGTGTCGACCGTCTCGGCAGGCGCGTCGGCCTCTTCCGTCGCCGTCGCAGACACGATCGCGTCGAGACGGCTGCCGTTGCGGCGCGGCTTCACTGGCGGCGCGTCCAGCACCACATCCTCGTCGATGCGTTCAACCGCCGACGTCAGCCGCGCCAACGGATCACCGGGCCGATCACTTGACAGCGGCAGGCGCTTAATCAACCGACGCAACACTGTCTTGCGCGCCATCTCGCCCCACCACTGCGACCAGGCCGGACCGTCTTTCGAACGCGACACCGCGCGCACCTGCTCGATCTCCGCGCGAGACATGACCTCCGCCACGACCTCGCCAGACGTCAGCCGCGCGATTGCGTAGGCACCGATCGGCGTGCCGCGAGCATCGGCCAGTGACGGCACCGTGTGCTCGATCGGCTGTTCGGTATCAGCCGGCCGCCACACAAACTGATCGCGTTCGTGCACGACCTGCGCGACCAGCGACTTGATCTGACCGCTGTTGCGCGCGAGCACCATCAGCCCGCCGACCATCGGCATCCACTGCGCCTGGTCTCTGAATCCGACGATCGCGCCCTGTCGGCCGTCGGGCAGCAACCCATCCTGTGCGGCCTTCAGGCACGCGATGAACAGGCTCTGCCGATCAAGATTCAACAACGTCGGCATATGCTGGATAGCCGTGATCACCACGCGCGTGAACCTCTCCGGCGTGATGTGCTCGGGCAAAGCCGCCGCGATCTTGTCGCGCTGCGATTCCAGGATCGCGACAAACTCCGCAGCGCGCTCCTTCGTTGTAAGTGCGTTCATTCCTCGGTCTCCTTCTTCTGTTTCACAATCAGCCGCACGCTTGCCGCGCGGCCTGGTAGTGTCTGGCCCACCATCTCGGGCGTGATCTCACGCGCCGGCTGTTCCGCCATATAAACGGCGCTGACACGATACGACCCGGCGAGCCCGTAGCGGTGACCGTCGAGCTTCGCAATCAGCCGATTGCGCGCTTCATCGCGCTGGCGTGTCAGGTCCGCAATCTGCGCGCTCAGTTCGAGATAGCGCGCAGCAAGCGCGGCGGCTTCATCGTCATCGCTCCAGTCGGCTGGCGTGTCGTCCTTTGCCGCATCATCCACAAGCGCGCGATACGTCGCGTCCGATCCGTCAGGTGTCGGCGGCCGGTTGTCTGCGATCGACACCCAGAACGCCTCAACGCGCCGACGAATCTCGTCGTGGATGTCTTGTCGGGCTGCGTAGCGGTAGACGCGCAACTCATTCCCGCCGACGAGCGCGGCAATCGCGCCCCACTGGTAGCCGGTCGCGAGCAACTGCGCCTGAAGCTGCAGCAGGATGTGAAGCGGCGGTTCGCCGTCCCAGCGTTCGCGATGCGTGAGCCAGTCGACGTTCTTGAGTTCGAGCACGCCTGGACCTTCAGCGGCATCGCCGAGCGCGGCGCGATCGGCCTCGGTCGGCTCCGCTATGCATCTGTCGAGCGTCGCGCCAAGCCCGCCGCACGTCGCGTAGCAACCAGGCAAGACGTGCCAGCCCTCGCGTTCGGCCGCAGCCTCGGCGATGGCGTCTTCCAGTCGCAGTCCCCAGGCGGCACGCTCCACCGATACGTCTGGCGGTTCCATGCGGCCTGCCTTCACCAGCCACAGCGCGTAGACGCCCATCGCGTAGGCCGGCTGCGCGCCGAACAGCGCGGCGACCTCGGACGCGCCGATGTATCGACGTCGCAGCGCCAGCCACGCATCACGATCCGCCGGGATCGGGCGGATAGTGCGATCGAGGTGTTGGGTTCGCTCCAGCATCACGGCTCGCTCCTCCTCAGCGGGGCTCTCGGGTTCTGCGGTTCGCTCTTCTTTATCGGTGCTCTCGCATAAACCGGCTCACTCCCTCTCTACGGTTCTCTCACGCGGGGCGGTTCGCTCTCAGAGGTCGGTTCTCTCATGTGTCACGGCTCGCTCGGTGCCCACGGTTCTCTCGGTCATGCCGGCTCGCTCGCGATTGACGGTCCTCACTGACGCAGGCGGCTCACTCGCGATAACCGGCACTCTCCGCGCCGACGGTTCGCTCCCTGCGTCTGGTGCTCTCAGAGCTGACGGCTCGCTCACAGTCCCTGGTTCTCTCCCGCCGTTCGGCTCGTTCGTGGAGCGCGGTTCTCTCGCAGCCACCCGACTCGCTCGCGCTTTACGGTTCGCTCAACCCATACGACTCGCTCTCCGCACACGGTTCTCTCCGGTTGGACGGCTCGCTCGGCTGCACCGGTTCTCTCCGGGCTTCCGGCTCGCTTAAGCGGTGCGGTTCTCTCCCGCGGCTCGGCTCGCTCTGACTTTCCGGTTCTCTCCGCGATTCCGGCTCGCTCATCGGCAACGGTTCTCTCGCAAGCCACGGCTCGCCCGGCGCTACTGCATCGGCCAGTTCGGCGGCCCGATGTAGTGCGCGTGGCCCTTGATCGCGATGATGTAAGGCTTCGGAGGCGGCTCGCCGAACGCGACTTCATGCATGACATGGTGCAGATGCGCGAGGAACAGCTTCACCGCGTATCGCTCCGCGCGAAGCTGAATACGCGCAGGCGGAAGGCGGCCCGCCTCGTAATGCTTGCGCGCTTCGGTATCGGCACCGAAACGCTTTTGCCGCAACGTCTCGGCGGCCTGCTCGGCGTACTCGCCCGCTTCGTTGCGTGCGATCTCGTAAGCCTTCCGCTCCTTGTAGATCTGGCCATAGAACGCGTCGTCCGCGTTCGACACCTTCACGAACGACTGGCCAGCTTTCCAGCAAACCAGCTTAAGTTTTGCGTTCCAAGGACGCGGCTTACCCGTCTCCCATTTCACCGTCGGATCAAGCCCGGCAAAGCGCCAGATGTGCCCGACCGTCGGAGCCTTGTGAACGTCGATGTGCGCAAGCAATCCCGCCGAGATGACCGGCCCGATGCCCTTCACGCGCATCAACCACGCGCCGACCGGGTGGTGCTCGACATAGATGCCGAGCGTTCTCTTAATCTGGCCTTCTATGCGCTCATGGCGCTGCGCCAGCCACTCCACCATGGCGTGCGGCGCGCCTTCCTGCACACAGGCGCGCACCTGCGCGTCATCGCGAATACGATCCTTCTGCATCTGGTAGTAGGCCGAGACCAGATACCTGGCCTCGCGATCGCCGAGCGTCTTGCACGCTTCCTTGAGGTCGCGAGTGATCCGCCACTCGGCGGCGTCATCGAGCGTTGTCTGGTCCATCGTTTCTCTCCGTGGGTTGGTCATAAGCACTCTCACGCGCCGCTGCGCTAACCCGTCATGCGCGCGAGCCAACGCTGCGCGACAACCGCGACCGGCTCGGGCTTGGTCGGCGCTTCGGCTGGCAAGGTCTTCACGCGCTCCCGCGCCGCATGCTCGATGATCCCGAGCACCCCCAGTTCGTGCACGGCGCGGCGGCGAACGTCCATCGGAAGGTCGTTTGCCTTACTCATCGATGCGTGGAGGGAACGGGACGCGCGCTTGGCCGAGCGGGCAATATGCTTGCGAGCGGCGGGGGCGACCACGGCAACGGCGCGCTCCGCGTCAAGGCGCTGGTATCCGACTCCGCGCACGCTGGCGAAGACCGCCCCGGCTTCGCGTTCGGCGACGCGGCGCGCGGTGACGATCACGTGGCGGTGTTTTCTGATGTCGCGCCCGATGGCGTCCGACATGGACGCGAGGCTGACGGTTTCGCCGATTGGACAGGCGAGAAGCAGGTCAGCCACGGCGCGGGCGTCGGCAGAGAGTTCGGTGATCAGCATAGATAGCTCCCGTTGTTAGGACGTTGCGGTGCGTTGCGCGGCGACGCGGCGCGGTGCGCTGCGACGCGCTGCGCAGCGGCGCGGAGCGCCGCGGAGCGGCGCATCAAGCCACCAGCGACCGGTT